ACTGCGGCCGGAGGCCGTACCTCGCCAGTTCGGCGGCGAACACCGCCGGGTCGGCCTTGGTGAAGTCGGTCGGGCCCGGGTCGCGGCCGCCGCCCTGCGACGGGTCGGGGCGCGGGCCGGTCCGGACCGGGGCCTTGCGCAGGTGCGGCTTGCGCTCCAGCAGCTCGGCCAGGTCCTTGCCGATCGCGTCGGAGTCAATCTCGCCGTCCTCGCCCGCATACCTTGCGAGGTCGCCTAGCAGCGCCTCGGCGTCGGTCGGGTCGGCGAAGTCGGCGGCAGCGGCCTTGACCTCCGCCTTGACCGCGCGGGCCGTGGCAACCTGGGCGCGTTTCTCCGCGGCCTCGCGGGCCGCGGCGAGCTTCTCGGTCTCGGTCTTCTGCGACTCTTCAAGCGCGTCGAGCTTCTTGGCCTTGTCAGCGTTCGACTTGGCCCGCTCCTCGTTCTTGCGGGCCTGCGCCTGCCACCTTTTGGCCTCGGCCTCCCAGTCCTTGCCCGTTGCGGGGTCCGGATCGACAGGAGGGTCGACGGGCGGGTCGACGGGATCGGCCGACGGGTCGACGGACGGCTCGTCGTGGCGGGACAGGGTGAACCAGGTTGCGCGCGCGGCGATCGCGCGGGCGGTGATGTTGCGCATCTCGTCTCCCGTTCCGGGATCAGGGTCGCCCCGTTGCGGGGCCTACAGCAGGTAGCCGTACCGCTTGAGCAGGCGGATGGCGTCCTCGCGGTTCTCGGCGATCTCGTAGATCGACTCGGGCATCAGCCGCGGCGCGCGGGCGGTCCGGTAGCGGGATCCGTCGCGCCGGGTGCCGGTCTCGCGGGCGCTGAGCCGGACGCCGGCCGTGCCGCGAACCGTGGTGCCCTCGGTGGTGACGAACAGGTCCCGGCCGAAGACATTGACCCGCTCCAGCCGGCCGCGCTCGCGGCGCAGGATCCGGAGTTCCTCGGCGGTGAGCCGGGCCCCAGCCGGGCTCAAACCGGCGCCGCCACGGCGGGCGTTGACAACCTGGCTGATGTCGGCCCCGTCGCGGATCGCGTGTGCGCCCGCGATGGTGAAGACCTTGTTCTGCTCGGCCTCGCTGAGGGAGTCGAAGTAGTCCTGCGGCGAGGTGACCGCGCTACGCAGGTTCTCGGCCGCCGGGATGTGCACGCAGTCGCAGCGGGGATGCCGCCGGAACGCGGTCGCCGCCGCATACCAGCGGCCGGCCAGGATGACGCACCGCGAGCAACTCGGCGGGGTCAGCATCCGGATGTAGCCGGTCGCGCCAGGTGCTCCGGTCGTGGCGACGCCAGTAGCGACTCGGGACGCGTCGGCGACCTGGGTGACGACGATCCGGTTGAGGCGTTTGGCGCCGGTCAACAGTGCCAGCCGCGATACCGCGCCGGCGGCGATCAGCGCTTCGGCTTCGAGGGCGGGCTGCATGAGCAGCGTGTCCAGCGGCCGCCCGTCGGAGGCGACGCCGGCCAGCGACGCCGGGGCGACTTGCCCGGCGGCCGGGTCGGCGTCCTGCAGGGCCAGCGCCGCGCTTACGTACGCCGTTGCGCCGTCGGCCGCGGCGAGTTGCGCCATGGTCATCGCCTGCACGGCCGGCAGGACCTGCCACGAAGCGAGCGGTGCGGCCGCATCGACCCGGCGCCACATCGAGGCCATCAGGCGGGCAAGGCGGCGGGCAATTTCTTGCTGACGGCGCCGGTGGTGTTCGGCAAGCCGGAGCAGGTCAGGCGGCAGGCTCACCGATCACACCCGGGTCAGCGGCCGCCGGGTCCTGGGTGCCTGCTGGGGGCAGCTTGAACAGCGCGGCGTTCTGCTGGTCCTCGTCGTCGAGGTCCTTCTGCATCTGGTCCTGCTGCTCCGGCGTGTATCCGAGGTCGCGCCACGTCTGGCGCAGCGAGGTGATCCGCTCCTGCCGCAGCTTCACCGCGGCGTCGGCCTTCTGCGCGATCGTCGGCGTCGACGGGTCCGCCCACTGCGCCTCAAGGCGAGCGAGCTCGGGCCGCCACTGGCCAGTCGCGATCCGGTCGGCGATCCGCTGGGTCTGCTCCCACGAGCCGCCCCACCCGCGCGTCTTGCGCTCGACCCGCTTGATCAGCCGGGCCTCCAGCGATCGGACGCCGTCGGCGGATGGCGGGTTGTCGTAGCTGATGCCCATGTACGTGCCGGGCAGGCCGTACACCGCGCCGAAGAGGGTCGCGAGTAGCTTCACCGTCTCGTGGAAGTTGGAGAGCTGCGCCTCGGGAAACTGGCCGACCATGGCGCCGTCGTCCCTGGCGTTCTTCGTTGTCGCCCAGATTCGGCCTGCGATCTTCGACCAGGTGGAGACCGCGTTGCCGTTCTCGTCCTGGAAGTCCTCCGGGCCGAACCCCAACGCCCACCGGCGCGGCATCGAATGAAATTCGGCCGACACCATCATGTCGGTGCCGATCTTGTTGACCGCGTTCACCAGCGGGATCGCGTTGATCAGCTCCGACACTCCGGCGATCCCGCCGACGCCCGACGTCGACCGGGTCAGCCGCGGCCGGTTCACGATCGGCACCACCGGCACCACGCCCAGGCCGTGCTCGTCCGGCTTGTGCTCGCCGTCGACCACCCACTCGCCGGACTTCTTCACCCACCAGCTGGTGCTCCCCGGCAGGTACAGCGTCGCGTGATCGACCTTCGAGCCGTCGCCGAGTTCCTCACACCACGTCTTGTAGGCCGCGCTCACCTTGCGGGTCCGCGGATCCCGCTCGGCATGCACCTCCAGCGGCGACTCCACGGTGATCAGCGGGATGTCGCCGACGCTGTCGCCGGCACCGACGATCGCGAAACTGCGGCCGAAGACCATCGAGTCGACATGCGCCTGGGAGCTGTTCTCCTCAAGGTCGTTGGCCTGCCAGACCGCCCAGAGGTCCTCAGCGGCCTTGCCACCGGCCAGCTCGAAGCCGGTCAGGTCCGCGCGCTCCTCGACCGGGTCGATCGCGAGCGCCGACCAGTTCAGCAGCAGCTGCTGCAGCCGGCCGTCCAGCTCGCGGACCAGCTCCGGGTGCATGTAGCTGATCGGCGGCTCGTTCTCGTAGTAGTCGTTGAACATCCGCAGGCCGGTCAGCATCGGCTGGTGCTTGCTGGTCAGCCGCGCCAGCCACTGCTCGGGTGAGAGCGCCACGTCATCCCCTCACCTGAGCACGATCATCTTGCCGGACTTCTTCTTCGGCCACGCCTTGGCCGCGGTCACGTCGCCGGCGGCCTCGTCGGCGAGCGTCGACGACATCGCGGCGTCGATCTTCTGCTGCTGGGACGGCTTGCCGAGGATGTATTTCTGGCCGGCCCGGGCGAGCTTGCGGGCGTTGCGCATGTGCACCGCGGTGACCGGGCAGCCGTCGTGCGTGAACGTCGTGTCGGCCTTGGCCACATCGCTGTGCTGACGCACCAGCGCGGCGTGCATCTGCGTGATCCGGTAGGTCTCCCAGCGCAGCACGACCTTTTCGCCGTGCTCCGCCTCCCATGCCTGGCCCTCGGTCTTCCAGTCCGGCGGGTCGTAGTACATCCGGGCCACCTGGAACCGGTCGAAGATCTCCTCGATCGCCGCGGCCACCTCAAGGCGAGGGATCTTGCCGCGATGCTCGGCGGGATTCCAGATGCACGGCTTGCGGTCGACGCCGTACGTCGGTGTGAACTGGTAGCCGTCCTGCGTCTGCGCCCGCAGCACCGTCCAGTCGTCGACGTCGCTGCCGTCGAAACCCAGCACGATCGCCGTGCCGTCCGGGATGATCCGCAGCGGCTTGCCCTCGTACAACTTCTGCCACGACCGGGCGTCCCACAGGTCGCCGTCCATCCAGGTTCCGGCGCCGTAGACCATCCGGTTGCCGTAGAACCGCTCGGCCTGCTCCGGGTCCTTCTCCGCGAGTTCGGCCGCCTCGGCGTCGATCGAATCGACCTCGATGTGCGGCGCGCCGGCGTAGACGAACGCGTGGATCTTCCGGCGCTCCCGCTTGTTGCGGTAGCTCAAGTTCGCCGGCGGCGGTTCGTAGAACTTGAAGACATCCTCGGCCTGCGCCTCGCGCGTGCGCTGCGCCACCGAGTCCTGCGACGGGTCGTAGGCGTTCGTGGTCTCCAGCGTCCGGCCACCCATGCCGGCTGCGCCGCGGCGCTGCGTCTCGGCGACGTGCCGCAGCTTGTTCGTGTCGGTGTAGAGCCCGGTCTCGTCCTGGACGGCGAACGTCAGCGGGTTGCCGAGCTTCGACGCGGCCGAGCTGGTGACCGCGACAATCTCGCCCTCGGTGCCGATCCGGATCATGTTCTCGCCGACGCGCATCATGTCGCCGAGCGGGCCGAGCCGGATCATCGACCGGATGTGCCGGAAGACGTTGTCCGCCTGGTCCTCGCTGGTCGCGGTGACCTGGATCAGCGGCGTCGGCCAGCGCATCCCCTTGGCCTCGCCGGACTCGTACTCGTACACCCAGCCGCAGCCGCAGCCGTTGTCCTCACACCGGTAGACGTCGCCCTCGACCGCCCAGCCGGCGAACAGCACCGGGCCGACGCCTTCGGCCGAGCAGATCCCGGCGGTCCAGGGGCCCTTGCCGTACTTCTGCGGGGCGATGATCTGGCTGCGGCGGTTGTGGAACGCGGCCGCCAGCATCGGGTTGTCCGGCCGCCACACCGCGGTCGGCTTGACCCGATAGTGGTTGAGCGTCCACCACAACTGCGTCTCGTACAGCCGCATCGGGCCGCCGCGGCCGAACCGGTCCGGCTGCGGGCAATGCCGCTCGATCCAGTCCGGAACGATCCACAGCGTCGGCCAGCGGACGATGTACCGGTCAGGCTCCATCGCTCGGGACGGCCCTCAGGATCCGGGACCGCGCCGACGTGGCCGGCGCCGAAGGAGCGGGAGCTGGACCGTCGGTTCCCGTGGCTGCGGCGACCGGCGTCGACGACTGCGAGCCGATCTGCCACCGGTTGCGCTGCATCCCGGGGATCGTCAGGCCGAGCGCCTCGCCGAGTTGGCGGACGACCACCACGCACGCGGCCGACGCGCCGGGCTTCTCCGCCTCGACCCAGCGGCGCACGTACAGCGCCACCTCCAGCTCCTGACCGAGCGCTTCCCAGCGGGTCGCCTGCGGCTTGGCCCACAACGTGGCCCAGACCGCCATCTCACGATCGTCGGGAAACGGGAGCGGCCAGGCCGGCGGCGGTCCGGGCCGGCCGGTGACCGGCAGGACGTGCCATGCGGCGTCGGTGCCGCGGGTCCGGCGGAGAGCTTCGGGGTCCGGCGCCGGTCCGGAGTTGGCGTGTCCACCCTTGGGCATCGCGATCTCCTCACTCGGCAGCGTTACGCCGCCGCCGATCAGGCCGTTGCGGCCGTCACGGAGCGTGTTGTTTGGTGGTGCCCAGTCAGATCTCTGACCTGGTCAAAACGGGAGAGCCCTCCC